AGTTTCCAGATTTTTTCACTCTTTTGTTGGTTTGCGTGATAGGTCGCTTCTTTTAGGGTGTTAAAGAAGCCACGATCGAGTATAAGGTTACAGAGAATGACGTTAGTGATAAACATGTTAAGATGGTTTATAACAAAAATGATAACTACTTAGGTTCTTATTCTCCATCTGATAAGAAATCTTCTTCGACGACTTCATCATCGTCAGCGTCGGGTTCAACATCCATCTCTCCATCTACAATTTCTTCATCCTCTTCATCCTCTTCAGGTTCATGTAATTCAATATTGACTTCATCTTCTTGTTCCTTTTCTTTTTCCTTTTCCTTTTCCTTTTCCTTTTCTTCCTTCTTCTTTTCTTTCTCTTGTTCTTTCTTCTTTTCCTTTTTCAATCTCTTAACATGATCTTTATCAAAAATATTAATAAATACTTTTTCTATACGTAGTGCCAAACGTTTTTGTTTTTCATTATTTTTTTTCATATTTTCGATAAAGTTTAGACTAAAGCCATGAGTTTTATAAGCCTGTAGTACTGCCTTGAATGGTGGTTTAATCGCTCGTCGATAATATGCATTATGTAAATCCCATATACTTGCATTGAGTTTTACACGTACGAGACCATTCTTTAGGAATTTCAGTCTCATATATACTCGATCGGGTACATCTAATTCTACTTCGGGTATTTTTTCAGGTTTCGGTGTATATGTGTATATAGGTAAATTTGGATCGACATGTGGTATACCCAAATTTTTATTATTTGTTTCCAGAAGTTTTAGATAATCACCATATTTATACACAGGTCTCCTCGGATAAGTGACATTATCAGCATATTTAGATCTACATATACTATGTAGGAAACTTCCTTCTGTAGGCTCACCCGCCTTTTGAAGTGGTGGGCATTTAAGAGACCTCGAGGGGGGTTTCTGCTCCATTATGGATTTTTGTGACATCGTCTCCTAACTTAGGTTTCATAAAATATTCGAGTTCACAACGAATCACACGTTCTGCCTGATGATTGACATGTATGTGATACGGTCCCCATAACTCTATAACTTTACGTTTCTTATCATACCACATATAATCAAGTTCTAAGCGATGTGTTAACCAGTAGAATTTTTTACCTGTCTTACCAATAAACGAAAATAGGCGATCTTCGTCATACTCGGATACGTCCATTTGTGAGTAGTGAGAGTTTGGGGGTTTGTATGGTGCCATCGTTTTTCTTAGCTAATGAATGCTCCTTTTGTTTAAGCATATTTCTTACGTGTTTTTGTGAATATGTTTGTCGCTGACTTTTCTTATCATTTTTAGTCACGCGTTTATTTGGTTCTTTATACTCCATAATTATATATAATATAGAAGAATTTATTATACTTAGGTTTCATCTTCGTCTTCGCAATCATTTTCGTCAATGAGACTCACATCACTTTCACTTTCTTCGGTTTCATTTTCAGACACTGTATAATCTAAATCTTCACTATCATCTACGAGTTCATAACCATTCATAACTTTTGTATATAAAAGTGTACTTTCTAGATCATCCGTATCATAAAACCCAGAAATAGATTCTTTGGAAATTACTTCAACTGTATTCGCAAAATCATACATATGATATTTGTTCTTTTCTAAAAACTGTACGGAGTATGTAATAGCACAATTATGAACTATTCGTGCTAATTGAGTTGTTCCATCATCACAATGAACATCTACGATCATATCTAGGTTAGATGAAATTTAAATCTTTAATAATATTAATGGATACTCTTAAAGAACGGGGTATACAGTATATATCGGGTCGTGTAATTAAAAACAATGATGCTGTAATGTTCGACATAGATGACACATTGATATATACAGATGGTACCCCAATCAAACCTATGATTGAACTCCTATATATAGCTAGACATTTGGGGTATAAAATTGTAGTTATTACAGCGAGACCTGGATTGAAGTCAGTGATCGATTGGACTATAAATCAACTTGGTAAATTTGATATTCCCAGTGACTACCTAGGATTTACTAGTGCGAGTACCAAAACACTTATGAAGAAGCGATTACCATATAACTTTGTATTATCAGTAGGTGACCTAGAAACAGACCTAACAGATTCTGAACACAGTCTTAACACTTCCAATTTTTTCCACAGTTGAGACAGCTGACAAACACTGTCATAGGTTCATCAGCTGATCGTGTTTGCATTTGATAATAGGATGTCTTCATAGATCTACATTTCCCACATTTAAACAATCCATCTTGATTTTGTATCTCCTTAATGATGGCTTGTTTTCTTAAATCTATGTGAATCCTCTTTTCAACCTGTTTTGCACATGGACCATCGAACCATAATTGTTCTGGTCTCATCCCAATAACATCTACCGTTTTAATTTTTTTATCTAGTATATTATTTTTTAATTCTGGGGAATTACGAATATTATACTGAATCTGTAAGAATTTATGTTTGTAAATATTTACAAATTTGTAATTCTCCCATGCGGCATCATTACAACGACTAATTGAATGATTCAATATATTTTTTTCCATATTTATACATATAACATCATCTTTCGGTAGTTCCAATAGACTTGAGAGACGAGTAATGACAAAATCACGGGTAGTATTTTCCATTTTCTTGTATAACACACCAGTCACTCTTTTAATACAATTTTAGTGAGAAATGTTGATTTCTCAATGAAAATGCGTTTACTTAGGGTTTGGGAAGGCCTTTATAAGGATCATTACGCTTACAATCCCCCATATTTTCAGGGGAGCAGGTATCGAAAAAAGCTCCCACGCGGCGAGCAGGGTTAGTGTCTACTAATCCATATTTATAATCAGATTGTTGCACTCGGTACTTCTCACTAAACACAAAGCGGGGGTCGTTCCCTGGTATAGAACTCTGACAACTCACGAAATATACGATCAAAAGTACGGCGATTGCGAGAAGAAACATTGTTCTACGCTCCATTATTAATATATCTTTTATCAATATTATTTTATATAATGAGAGTAAGATGACTAAAGCAGTTCTTATACATGAAACACTAAATCATATAGAAGAAATCGATGTTGATATTGAACCATCGAAAAATGAAATTTTTAAAATACTTTTGGGGAGAGCTACATTTATTGGTCAATGGCCTGAAATAGATGTTGTCATCATGAAACCTGAACATGGTCTCATAGAAAATGAGAATGTATTACCATACCCATTTAATGGAGAAGATGTGAAAGGTAAAGTCTTACTCATGCGCATGGATGAAAATTCGGAACCACAAGATTTCACATTACATGAATATACATTACTTCACCCCCGGGACGAAGGCATCCTCATTTAGGACAGCATTCGCATACTTCATACATAATTGGAAATGTATATACGCCCAATCTGTAGGGAGCTCAACTGTAGGTCTTCCTGGTAAAGGGTTGTCATGAACGTAAGACATAAGATCAATCTTAGCACCATTCATTGACTGACCAGTTTTATTACCAACCACCTTGAGCCATATCACATGTTCCTCATTTTTACAATCGAATCGGGTGACAAAATGTGCCATATATATTATATAGGTTTCTTTTCTATAAGTAGACGCGCACTTGGATCAGTTACTGTAGTCCATTTAGGTCTCCATATTTCAGATACAAGGTGATCGTTGTGTTTTCCATATAGTTTCCAGAAGATGTTTCTGTATAGAGCTTCCTCTTTTGTGATTGGTGTATTATGACCACGCGATTTTATACGCGTTTCCTTGAATAACATATTATCAACATTATCTTCCGCGTACATTTTCACATCATCTACCCAATTCGTACCAACTGCATCACTCATTCCGTCTTTTTGTCGCCATAAGATTTCATGTGGAAGATACCCATTAAATGCTTCACGTAATATATTTTTTTCAATAACTCCAATTTTATCATTTTGATTCATAGTCATACATAAATTAATAAAATTCTTATCAAGGAATGGTACGATCAAATCGAGACCATGCGCACCCGCACATCTATCCGCACGTAACCCATCAAACTGGTGAATCAAACGAAGACGACGCATGTTTTCACACGCGAATTCATCCACGTTCGGTGCGTTCTGGAAATAGAGGTAGCCCCCCAAAATTTCGTCACTCCCTTCCCCTGAGAAGATGTACCGACAGTTTGTCTTTTGTTTGATATACTTACATAACAGCCACATGGGTGTACTCGCACGTACCGTTGTCGTGTCGTACGACTCGAGGGAATGAATCACATCAGTGAGATGTGAAATCCCTTCTTGTGGTGTAAACTTCACCTCTGTATGGTCCGTGTCAAGATACTTCGCAACTTTCCGAGCCGCTATGAGATCCGGACTTCCCTCGAGACCGATCGAAAAGGTCTTAATCTTTCCAATTTTCCGAGACGCGATGGATGCGATAAGACTACTGTCAAGACCACCAGATAGTAAGAATCCAATATCACGTTGTGTGTTATCTAATCGAAGATGTACGGCATCTTCAAACGTTTGACGAATTTCATCGACCATTCGAGTGTTCACATGTTTATTAACATTCCAGTATCCGGTGTGATAACATACAAAGTCGTTGACATATGAATCATATATATGCCCGGGTGGGAAAATGTGAATAGCTGAACCTAGTGACACAAGTGCTTTTACTTCACTCGCGAATGCGATCGATTTCTCATCATAACGGGTGTAAAACATGGGTCGTACACCGACGGGATCACGCGCTGCCATGATACGCTTACCATCTGAATATATAAACGAAAAATCACCGTTAATCATATCAACGGTCTTCAAGATACCACATGATTGAATCATATTGATGAGTACTTCACAGTCACTTGTACTCTTTTCATGTCCTAACCGAAACTTCTTATGATTATAGATCTCTCCGTTACATACGAGCATAGCCTTATTTTCAATGAATGGCTGCATACCGGCATCAGTGAGATCGTTTATGGCGAGACGGTAAAAGTCCATTCGACATTTTCCAATTTTAGACGTTCTATAATCATCTGGACCTCGGTGAGAAAGGAGATAAGAAGAAATTTCTACTTCTTCACCGAAGAGGGCAATTATACCACACATGTTATATATACAAGTTACTTTGTTTTTAAGCTAAGATCCATCCATTCACCAAAATCATCTAAACTCACTACACCATCTAATTCTTGTCCAGCTATATCGATCGTTTCAATATGATCATCAAAAAGACCATTAAATCTTACAACACAATAAAATGATACATTCGTTCTACGCGCTATTAAATTGATAGTATTCAAATCAAATGACTCAATTTCCAATGAACGTTTTATAATTTGAGGTGATCCATATGGAAAACGTACTTCCTCATTTAATTCCAATTTCCTATTTTGTTTAGACATATCCAGTGATGGCCAAATGCGATTTCTAGCTCTAAAATCTGCCGCATAGTCTATGTATTTACTTCCCACGTTTTTTTCATTAAAACATACAAATCGTGGTTTTGACGAGGAATCTACCATACTTAAATATGTACCATTATAATTTAATTTAATGAAATGGAAGTTCATATAAAGTATATAAGGAAAAAAACTTTAAATACTATATATGAACTTTCCTAAAACCGCTGGTCAATGTAAATATGTCTTAGCACTTAGGTCAAATAAATCAATTATTATAGGAACAGGACCAGCTGGTTCAGGTAAAACTATGCTTGCGTGTCAAATAGCGAATGAATATATCACAGAAAAATATGGGGTTAAAATTGTACTTACACGACCCATTATCACAGCAGATGAAGATATGGGGTATCTACCTGGTGATATGGATCAAAAAATGGAACCATGGACAAGACCAATGTTTGATATATTTGAACAATCTATGACCCGTAATCAAATGGATAGATGTATATCCATCGAACCTCTTGGATATATGCGAGGTAGAACATTTAATAACACAATCATCATAGCCGATGAAATGCAAAACTCGACCCAAAATCAAATGAAGATGTTACTCACGCGCATAGGTGAAGGTACAAAGATCATCGTCACCGGTGATTTAGAGCAGAGTGATTTAGGTAAATCAAATGGACTTGAAGATTTGGTATACAAGATGCAGTGTATAGACATGGAGTATATCAAATATATTGAAATGGGTGAAAGAGATATTGTACGACACCCAGCTGTTAACGAAGTCCTCCGAGTGTTACATGGTTAAACTTAATTTGTTTTACATCAAAGAATCATATAGATTATCATCTTCACGGATTTTAAGTTTACCATCGGTCCATCGATGATCATCTTTATCAACACTTTTTACATGTAGTATAGCCATCTGTGGATGTGGTGAAATCGATATAAATTTATCATAACCCGTTATAGATTCATGTAAACTCTTATCATATTTGATTTCTGAAGGTTTATTTTTATAAACTCGATCTATATAATCTGGCCAATTAACCCAATCAAATTCGTTTACTGTAAAGCCATGATCTTCGTACCATGTATCGGTTGCACCTAAACATATGTTTATTCTAGGAACCTTTATTAAATCTACATTTGTTTCATCTATAACACCCTTGATACCTTTGATCAATTTTTCCTTTGGCATTTCATCTGGATCTATTATGAATATATAATCACCGGAACATTGACTAGTATGAAAATTTCTATGTGCACTGAAATCACCATCAAAAGATCTTTCACATGTAACTATATCATTTTTGAAATTATCTAATACTCGTAAAACCTGTGGTGTCACATGTTTTGTATCTACTAGAACATTAATTTCATCCTCCTCATCTTTGACCCGTTTTAAAAAGGAAATAAGTGAATATAAATCTTTAGATTCATTGCACACCGTAATAGCGTAAGATAACTTCATTATTATTATTAAAGAATATAATACCTTTAAGTTCAATATGATACCGAAAGTAATACACAAAGTCCTCATAGTTGATGACGGAAAACTCCCAACATTACCCGATGGTATGAAAAAGGCACTAGAAACATGGTACCGTATGAATCCCGGATACAAGATCAAAATGTATTCAGGTGATGATTGTGTCGCGTATATAAAAGAACATTTTGATGAAAAGGTTCTCAAAGCGTATGAGTCACTCAAACCGTACTCTTATAAATGTGACTTAATGCGACATTTAATACTTTATAACGAAGGTGGATGGTACTCGGATATTCGACAGGTATGTATGGAATCTATTGATACTTTAGCCAATGTAGGTAAAGAATATTACACGAGTGTTGATTGTCCTCCAAATCAAATATGTATGTACACTGCATTTATAGGTTCTATCCCAAAACATACCATATCGAATAAAATGATCGACCTCATTTTATGGAACACCAAACAACGACATTATGGTGTTGATTGTTTGTATCCAACAGGTCCTGGTGCGTACATGAACGCCGCGATTGATTATGTTCGAGCATACCCGGAAAAGTGTATGATCGGACAACATAGTGCCGATGAACATATTGTGTTTGCAAAACAGAGGTTCATCAAATGTAAATATAATAATGCGAGAGGTGCAGATAACACCGATATGAAAGGAACAAATGACTATGGAGATATGTGGAGAAATAATACTGTATATTTAATCTAAAACATATAAACTTCCATCTTTTGGAACGATCGTTTGTAATTGTGATTTAAATATAACGAGTAATCCTCTCCAACATTCCTCATCTTTAGTAGAGCATTTATCAAAGTGCATATGAGACAATCCATATTGCTTACACTTAATCAAAATTTGTTCCAAATTAGGAAATCTAAAAGCACCCTTTGGGCAATGACTCTCAATTGAAACGTCATGGTAAATCAATATACCACCTGGTTTTAGCATAGAACTATAGACATGCTCAAACCATTTTTGTGTGTTCCAGTGATCTGCATCCGAAAATATAAAATCGTATGCCGTCTTATTTTTCTCGAAAACAAATGAAAGTTCGTCACTTTCTACTAATTGTACTTTGTCTTGAAAATTTTTAATATGTTCAGGTTTTTCACCTTTCCAATCAACCCAATTGTCAACTAATGTGAGTTTTTTCAGGTTTTCATTTTTTTCTAAGGCTCTTGATAGATAAGCGGTTGTTCTACCACTACCAACTCCTATCTCGAGTACATTTTCTGGTTTATGAGTCCGCACGAGACCGTAAACTAAGTCTAGATGACATTCGTCAATTGCTACAGCCTTAAACGGGTTGTCATCCGATAGAACATGTTCAAATGAACCGCTCATCTATTATGATATGAATACACTCCTTTAATCAATATTAAAGTTGAATAAGTTATATAAATCAATGATAACCGAACCAGATTGGAAAGGTAAAACATCTAATCCCAGTGGTCAGGTTATCATTGGTGATAATACAGAAATAAAAGAGTATGTGATCATAAATAAACCAACTGAATCATGTACACGAATAGGCAATAATTGTTACATTATGAGTCAGGTATTCATAGGACACGATTGTTCTATAGGAAATAATGTACAATTAAATCCCGGGTGTAGTATAGCTGGATTTGTAACTATAGGTGATAATACTCATATAGGTATGAATGCATCGATACATCAACATTCTAAGATAGGTCGATACTGTATGATAGGTGCGAATAGCTTTTTTAAAGGTGAATCACCGGATGGTATTGTGTGGGGTGGAGTTCCATCAATTCCTATAAAAGTCAATACAATTGGTATCGAAAGATCTTCAATGTCAGATATTAATAAAAAATTACTTATTGAAGTCTGTGAACAGTTTATTTACAGTTTCAAGAGTTCTCGCAATATCTAATGGATACCCTAACGCATTTTTAGAAAAGAATAGTTCAATATTAGATACGATAGCATCTTTCGGATTAAGTGTACCTACATTTTCGATGTAATATTGATCTTCTGAAAACCATCTATACACTTCGTTACCACAATATACACCAATATTACGTGTTTTTATAATAGAAGAATTACTAACTTCTATATTAAATGTAATACCATTTTTACTATACCCATTTATCAATACCGATGTATGATTGGCATAAGTTACATTTATCTTTTGTAAAACATCTTTCGATTTAATTAAGAATTGTGTTAAGATTGAGATGGGATGAACAGCTAAATCGGTTACTATGTTTACATCTTTAGGAATCATAGATCCATCATTCAACCATTTCATTTCAATATGTTTGATGTCAGTTAAATCCCCCATCTTTTTTATAGCCTCATGTTGAAGCCATGTAAAATCACAATACAAGAAAACATCATCTGGTTTCTTAGAAAATATATCCAATGTATCATCTAGTGTGTTACATATAGGTTTCTCAACCCATATATTTTTTACACCTTTTTCGAATAGTTCTAAAAGAATTGTATGATGTGTACTTGCGGGTGTTGTAACAAACCAATACCCATCTACATTTTTTACATCAGATACATTTTTAAATTCTGCGTCTGCATTGAATGGATCTACAGTAATAATTTCTTCGATTGGAAATGTAGTATTCAATTTATGATTAATAATTTTACCAAAGTAACCTAAACCTACTATTACACACTTCATTATTAAAGAGTATAAACAATTTATCTTTAATAATGAAAGTACCCTTCAATGATTTGAAAAGAATACATGATCCACTACGAAAAACATTTCATAAAGATCTTGATACGATTATAGATTCATCCTCATTTGTGGGTGATACGAAATTCGCTGATGAATTTAGAACGTATACTGGTTCCAAACATTGTATTACATGTAATAGTGGTACAGATGCATTATATTTGGCGATCAAGGCGCTTGAACTCAAACCCAATTCCAAAATTATAGTTCCGGCTGTATCCTATGAGGCTACTTCTATGGCAGTTAAAAACGCCGGGCATATACCATTTTTTATTGATGTACACCCAGATACTGCGTTGATAAATTCACGTGAGATATGGAAACATATAACATTGGACCCAGATATTAAATGTATAATCGTTGTACATTTGTATGGACAATATGTAGATATGGAACAATTGATGAAATTTAATTTCAATTTACCTATTATCGAAGACTGTGCACAAGCCCATGGTTTGAGGTCCAATGATAGACACGTGGGTACGATGGGGACTATTGGGTGTTTTTCATTTTATCCGGGTAAAAATCTTGGGGCTTTAGGTGATGCTGGTGCGTGTATTACTGATAACACACAACTAGCTACTAAGATGAAACAATACGCAAGTTTAGGGGCCTCCTTATATAATAGATATGAGCATAACACAGATGGTATAAATAGTCGTATGGATGGGATTCAGGGTATGTTTCTATCAGCAAAGTTGAAACAATTAAACGAATGGACGGAGGATAGAAGAGAAATCGCGCATTTGTATAAGGGAGGTATGTTGGGTCCCACAATACCATATGAAAGGTGGCGGAGAAGTAAGAAAGATGTATTCCATGTATTTTACATTCTCGTAGATAATAGAGATGATTATATTACTTTCATGAATGATAAAGGTATACAAACCGGTATCCACTACCCAATTTCATTACCGGAACTGAAATGTAACGAAAAGTATTACAGGTATTGTCCAAATGCCAAAGAATTTTGTTCGAAATGTGTAAGTTTACCAATGTTTCCGTATATGACCGAGGATGAGATAGACAGTGTGATAATCAATCACAATAGATATATTCGGTAATATAATTTCAAAAGAATAAGTATGAAACCAATCGTTGCGAATGTTTATATTCTCTTCATGTTCTTGGCCTACGTGATGCGTAGAGCAGGGACATTTTCAATGGAAGACAAGGTTAAAATGATTGAATATTTGGGTTACATGGCACTCAACCCCAATAGAGTGGTAAATCCGAGCATAGCTAATCTACCATTCTTAAGTTCAGCATATGGTGTAAAGGATCCAAGTTCCTTAATACTGAAATCCTCAGCAGTGATGACAGATGCCCAAGCCAGTGTAGTAACAACTCCCGACGCTGCGATAGCGTACACAGGATCCTCAATCTGCTGAATGATATTTTCACCTGTCATCACCCAATTGAGAGAACCCCAGAGGAAACCCTGCATAGCAGCACGACCATTGAGAACCTCCGCGAAACGGTATTCTGGGGTTACTGGTTCTTTCTCTTCGTATTCGATTATAATATTAGAAACGGGTTCATCGGATGACCGGATCTTTGTGGAATATTGTGTACGGTGCTTATTGTTCAATTTAGTTTGACGACGAATGTGACAAGTTGGCTTGAATTGGGCACAAATGGAAGTACTCATCACTGAATACAGGAAGACTGAAATCTTTAAGATGATTTTTCTTTTATCGTTATATTTCTCAATATATGTAACTGTAAAATTATACTAATTAGAGTATATATTGTAAAATGACTGAAACCATATTCATTGGTGTAGTATATGAACCATGATACGGTAATGAAGAGACCGAAAATGATAGATTTTTTTAACTTTACATCAATATCTCCAGAATTTTCATAATCTATATACATTTTCACCAGCCCCGTTGATAGAGCAGTTGTCGCAATGATATCATTGAATTTCATTTCTATACTTATAGTATATAAATATTAAAATGGACATTATACTCCAAAAATTCGCTGGTAAAATTGACGCAAAAAGTCTGATTATGGCTGTTGAGGAAATCAAGGTTGAATATCTTGATGATGGATTTACTAAAGAAGATGTCCCCCCCATTTTGGGTCGACTCATGATGGAGACAAATAAATTTAAGAAACTTCCTGGCCCCCAGAAGAAGAAACTTGTTATAGGTGTCCTGAATCACCTCATAGAACAAATCGATAAGGGTGAAGAAGATTCCGAATTTGAAATAATTCTTAAATCTCTTATCCCACCTATGGTTGATTCTTTCGCGGTAATGCTTAAGGCTCAAAAGGGTCTTAAAAAATGTTTACCATGTCTTTACTAATTAAACTTATATAAGGGTTATGTCCCAGTATGAAATAGGATGAGATTTCCATCATTGGAAACAATTGTAACATATGGGATATATACAGTGAAAGAACTTGAGCGTTTTGCCAAAGGTCTCGTTCCAAAAAAGAATATCGTGAGCCTAAGTGAATGTAGACATTGTGATTTCGTATACTCTGGTCGAATTTGTATGAATTGTCAATAATGAAATATTGTACAGTGACAAGTTCCATGTCAAGAGGTCCGGAAGTTACTAGCAATAATCACATGTGTGCCGAGAGACAACTCATTCGTAGACTTTACAGGGAGTGTATAAAAAAAGGATATAAATCACATCAATTTAGTGACTGGTTACATAGAAAATATGGTCACTTAATTGTTTTTAGACAAACTATACATGGAGACGCCATATCATTACCATGTGTTTTATGCAGGAAAATGATAGAGCGGTATGATATATGTTGGGTTGCACACGATGGGGATCAATGGATTCATAGTAAAAAAACTACTCATTTACCACCTTCTATACCGACTGCTAAACAAAAACGTATGCTAGGGTTTGGTAGTTATAATGAGTCCAAGCGCTGACTCCAAATTGTTATAGTCTCGCTTTAGTGGTTTATTCCGTTTGAGTTTTAACGCACTATTATTAGAAGAAGCATTCTTTATTTCATCCATCTTTTTGGTGTTTGACACAAAGGGTATAACGTTATTCACAACCGGTTTTGTATCAATATCATTGGGTTTCGTGTCATCAATTGTTTGATTCTTTCTGAATTGTTCTATAGTCATGTCACCCCCAAACTCTTCTAACATAAAACGATTTGGAGCCTGTTTAATACTTCCAATCTGTTTATACATTTTTTTACGCATCATGATGATATTTCCACATATAATACCACCACGACTTATACCATATTTATCTATAGCATATGATTTCATACAACTCCATGAACAGAAGTTTCCAGATACAGAAAATTTATTTCGCCTGTCATCGTATTTATGTGGCATACTTAAAGCTGCACCTGTGAAAGAATGGCAACACCACCAACACCACATACCAATAAAAAAATTTACTTCTTTAAGTTATTCGAATCATTAACTTAAAGAGAAATCAATCCTTTATATCAATGATACTGAGTATCGATGTTGGTATAAGGAATTTAGCTCTATGCCTCCTCGATGAAGACCATAAGAACCTCGTAAAGGAATGGGATGTAGATGGGATTCCACCTCAACACGCAGACGGTGTATATAAGTCTATGAGGGATCATTTAGATGCTCGACCTTGGGTACTCACAGCTAAAATTATCCTCATTGAAGAGCAACCCTCCTTCAATAAAAAAATGGTTTCTGTTATGCACTTTCTTCATGCCTATTTTATCATCAAGTGCCCAGAGGCTGAGACTATCATTTACCACGCTTCCAATAAAATTCCAGATATATCCGGCCCTGGCAAAGCACAATATAACAAGAGAAAGAAGGCGTCTATAGAGAGATGTGAAGCCTTTATCCGTAGCAATGATGTGAATACACACTGGGTAGATACATTTGTCAAGTCTAAAAAGAAGGATGACTTGGCGGATACAGTGATGCAGGCACTTTCATTCGTGAATAGAAAGGAAGTAACCCCAGCTTCTAAGAAGAAGAAAAAGACAAAGTTAGTTGCTCGTCGTCCAAATGAAAATCAAAAAATGACAAAATATTCTAAATGTAATTTAGCATGGATTTATTTAAATAAAGTTGAATGTGAAGTTCTTGAAAATAATAAAAGATTTATGAAAGATTTAAAAAGATATTACAAAGACATTAATGAAATGATTAAAGATTTGAAGTGATAGATATACAAATGAGTCTCACCATTAGAATGTGCGCTGTCAACAAACCCAATCTGGATAGGATCATCAAGAGTAACAAGCGTCTCAAAACCGCCTTTCATTCCCAGAAGTATCAAAGAATGAACCATCGTATAGCCCTTGATGAACTCGATACATTTATAGAACTTGTTGACAATGCCATGGATGCTATGAACGATGTTGAAATTGTTAGTAAAGACGCACAAGACCAGTTATATAAGTTATACGATTTTTGTGGAGAGGTTCCAATTGATGATAGTTGTGATTATTAAAGATTTGAATAGATAATTATCCATAATGAAGAAAGTATTAGATCATGGATTTGTAGAACTCGTCGACCACATGCCCCAACAAAACCTAGATAAGGCTATCGTTGACGGTGCTCGGGTGAGTTATCAAACTGGTACTAAAACAACTCGTGGTGACAGAGGTCTTATTAGATACCTCGTTAGAAATTGGCATACTTCGCCACTTGAACTCGTGGTTTTTAAATTCCGTATCAAAGCACCTCTGTATATCGCTCGTCAATGGCTAAGGCATAGAACCGCATCCGTAAATGAAATGTCTGCCAGGTATTCCATTGTTGATGAAGAGTATTATGAACCAGAAGTATTGCGTAAGCAATCTGAAATAAATCACCAAGGATCAGAAGGTGTAGTGGAAGCTGATGAAACACTCACAAAAGTCATATCCACACAATATAAGAATGCCTTCAAATTGTATCAACATCTTTTAGATACAGGTGTATGTAGGGAACAGGCTCGTGGTGTACTACCTCAATCTACTTATACCTCATTTGTGTGGAAGATGGATCTTCACAATCTCATGCATTTCTTACAGTTGAGAATGGATCATCATGCTCAAAAAGAAATTCGAGACTATGCCACTGCTATATATGAACTCATCCAACCCTTAGTACCACACTCTATGGAGGCATTCATGGATTTCCGTGTAAACGCCATACAACTGACAGGACCCGAAATTGAAGCTATAAATACTGGTAAGGAAATTGAATCACCTGGTGAGCGGAGAGAGTTTGAAGAAAAATTAAAACGACTAAAAATTAAATGTTAATATATTTACAATACATACCTATATATAATACTCTGTAAAAAAAAGTATTATATACAAGTAGAATGAAGGTTCATATCGTAGGAGCTGGACCAACGGGTCTATCACTTGCGTGGGAACTTTTACGCACAGGTGATCATGAAGTTACTATTTATGACAAAAAAATATCAGCCGGTGGATCTTGGTGGGAACCTGAGATAGGGACTCGGGATCTCCACGCACATCGAATTTTATTTGATAATGCATTTGTTAATTTTCAATCACTCCTCGGTGAAATGGGTATAGAGTGGCATGATATGTTCACACAAGTTAACAAAATGGATTACATGAAGTTTATGTTTGAGAAATTGAGTCCAGTTGATTACATGACATTCGTATTCTTAGCCACGAAAGTGTATACAGAACCTGAAACATATAAACGTGTTTCATTAAAAGATGCTATCGGTGTATTAAGTAAAAATGGTCAGAAATATGTAGAACATCTCCCACTTGTCATGGATGGTGTCACATGGGATGTGATGTCAGCTTATGAATTTGTAAAAAGTTTTGATCATATAGGATTATCTAGAATTTATACACAGAAAGTTTCCGGAAAGGTTATGAGTGATGCGATGGAAAAAGCAGTTATGGATGCTGGAGCAAATTTTATTTTCGGTGTAGAATTATTGGATGTCAAATATGGTAAGAATGATTTCATGGCTACACTTTCAAATGAACTTGTGATAAAAGATGGATTACTTGTATTATGTGTTGACAATAGTCCAGCTCTGAAATTAATTGGAGATAATTGGGGACCAGATGCAGATAAAAAACTTCGCGCGAGTACGTATGGTGCCATTAACGTTATACTCGATTACGATACACCAATCACTATCAAAACAGACCTTGAAATATCAATGACTACTAAATGGAATTTACAACCTAAAGTCCTTTCCGATAACAAAACACTTTCATGTGTGATATGTGACCTTAGTGAAGAAGTTTTGGCATCCGATCCAGAAACACTCAAACGTGAAGTCATTAAACAATTAAAAGTTCCCGAACCAGTAAAGGCACGAATAGGTTGGGGGTCTGAATGGAAAGATAATAAATGGGAATTTTCACAATCTTCAGGTGTTTTGAGTCTTCATGGACAACTCCCATTTTTTGGGAAGTGTACAAAGGTTGCGATGTGTGGTATGATGTCCCCAAGAAACACACCCTATTCAAGTATAGAATCGGCAACCGAAGTTTCTAGATCTCTGAGTAATATATGTTTTGGGACAAGGAAACCTATGAAACCTGTAATGGTGTCACAAGTTTTGATATTTTTATTAGTAATACTTATAGTTTTAACATTAGTTTACCATATATGAAACTAACTGCCAAAGTACATGAACCATTTTATGAACATAATTCTAAAAAATATATACGAATCGTTATACCCGAGAAAGTTTCAAGTATTATTGAACGTATGCACGCACAAAGACTACACCTTCTCATACATAACAACATAGACGACCCACTTGATGGTCACGTTCTAACAGTTAAAGTTCCATTCAGATATAGGAGAGTTATGTGTAACGTCAAGGGGCGTCCAGTTCAGTCTCTTATAAAGGGGGATGAAATTGAAGTCATTATAGATTTCAAAGGTATTTGGAATGTTGGTAATTATTCAGGCTTCTCTTGGACACTCTCAAGCTCCTCGATAGGTTCGGATGAAGCCTGACCGGCTTCGGCATTAGGGTCATTTGGGAGATCAATGGTTGTAAGACCACCTTTCTTAAACCCCTCAAAGGTATTGAGCATACCTTGGAGTCTAAATACTTCTTGGGTCATTTGTTCAATGTTACTCTGGATCTTCTTAATATTTTCTTCAATATCGACGGTAGGCATCTTATACTCATTTAAAGTTATTCCCCTTTAAATAAGTAATTAATGACAACACTTACCCGAACTGGATACCTTGTCCATGCGGGTCCAATTCAAGAAATTAAAAAAGAACTTACGGTAAGACCTGTTGTCAATGGGGACTATGGGTTTCCTCCACCGCCTTTCAAAGTATTTCGACCAACTAAAAATGGAGTCTGTGTCCCCAGATTCTACGGAACTTCTAAACTTGGGGAACCGAAAGAGGATAAACGTCCAGAACCCGTCCGAATTAAAACCAAATTCGCAGGACAACTCAGAGACGCTACTCATCAAAATGAAGCATTATCAGCCGCAATTAAAGCGGGTCACGGCGTCCTGTCTTTACCATGTGGCTATGGCAAGACAACGGTATCCTTGGCCATAGCATGTAAATTGGGGTACAGGACAATGATCGTCGTTCATAAACAGTTTTTAGCGGATCAATGGCGGGAGCGTATTCAACAATTCTGTCCGGGTGCTACAATTGGTGTAGTACAACAGGATAAAAAAGAAGTCGATTGCGACTTTGTTATTGCAATGCTCCAATCTTTATCACTCAAAGAATACTCTTTTACAGATTTCGAAAGTATTGGAACTTTGATTGTTGATGAAGCCCATCATATTTGTGCTAAAGTATTCAGTCAGAGTCTGTTCAAATTATGCCCTAAACATATTTACGGGTTGTCGGCAACACCCGAGAGGAAAGATGGACTCACTAAAGTACTTCATTGGTTCATGGGCCCCACATTCTTCGCAGTTGAAAGGAAAAATCAGGAACAGGTTGAAGTGTTTCCGATTGTTTTTGATTCCCCAAATTATAAGAATCCACCACCGTCTATGAGGAATGGAAAGATATCGATGCCTAATATGATCACAGAACTTGTTGAGGATCGTCAAAGAAATAGAATGTTAGTAGAGTTGGTGAAAAAAGCATCTGCGGGTACTAGACAACTTTTAGTTCTCAGTGATCGAAGACAACACTGTGAGTTTCTTCATCAATGCTTTCCTAAAACATCAGGACTATACATGGGTGGTATGAAAGAGGCAGCACTTCAAGAATCATCAAAGAAGAAGATCATATTTGCGACATTCAGTCAAGCCCATGAGGGTCTAGACATTCCCACTCTCGATACAGTTATTTTGGCGAGTCCTAAATCAGATATTACCCAAAGTATTGGGCGTATCATGAGAGAAACGAGTGGAAAAAAGAACAACCCACATATATACGATATACATGATCCATGGTCTATTTTCACAGCAATGTATTACAAAAGATCTAAAATCTATAAACATGGTGGTTTCAATATTCGTGGTAAAACGTTGGAAGATAAACCAGACTTCCCTCAGGGAAAGTGTTTGTTTTTATAATCTACACATCTATTAAATGTCTGGTGCATTAATACAACTTATTTCTAAAGGTGTACAAGATTCATATATAATAAGTGAGGAAGGACATTCATTTTTTCGTACTAAATTTACCCGTCATACAAATTTTTCACAGGTACCTAAATTTATAAAATCAATGAATGAGAATGATGTATCTGTAACCATACCAGTTTTCGGGGATGTTATCAATGCAATTTGGTTTCAGGGTTCTGATAAACTGATGAATATGTTTTATAAATCTACAATTGATTTATATATTGGAGGTCAAAAAATTGATTCTCAGCATTTTGATTACTATGCTGATATATGGCCAAACTATCTACCTGACACATATAGTAAATCTCGGGAATTGAATAATAAAACAACTTCCGTAAATCCTGGATTTTTACCACTTCATTTCTTTTTATGTGATCACAAGGCATTCTTACCTCTCGTGGCGCTTCAGAACCATGAAGTCCAAATCAAAATTAATTTGGATACCAATAGTTACAATGTACTATCAGATGACGAAAAAAAATATGAAGTGTATGGAAATTACATTTTTCTCGATAAAGATGAACGAGAAGCTATTGTGAAACGTTCAATTGATTTTGTAATCACACAAGTTCAGCGCATGGAACATCCACTCGATACCAATGAAGGATATAACACTCTCGATATAAGTCAGTTTAACCATCCTGTAAAATCACTATTCTTTGGATTTGAATCAACCACCAATGATTATATTAACGACTTTTTCACATTCGGAGGGGTTGACCTTTACATAAATGGTACACATCTATTCGAAAATATGAAACCCGTTTATTTTCATACTATTCAAAATTACTACAAGTCTGACTATGGTATATCGGATTATGATGTTAACAGAAATATGTTATTCTACACTAGATACTATGCATACCATTTCTGTCTGAATGCGTCACAATACAGTCCATCGGGGTCATGTAACTTCAGTCGTATAGATAATGCGAAGATTACGATTCGTGGTGCGAATGTTGCACCATCAAGAAAAGGTGACCCCTTATATGTATATGCAGTCAATTACAATGTGTTACGTATAAAAGATGGATTGGGTGGCATTCTTTTTGGTAATTAAATTTAATACGAGGGAAGACCTCGATATAGATTCAACATTTACGCCCTGATGGCGTCGGAAGCTGCTAACGCAATAACTCCGACAATAAAAGCTATCACGATGTAATTTAATTCACTTTCTTCTGTACCCTCCGGTGAAATGACAACCTTCTGAGTATCAATGGGTTCTGGACTTTTCTTCGGAGGGTCCAATTCCTCCAAAGGATAGTATGCTATCATTTATATATGTTTAGAGATTAATTTCCTTTTTAGTTTTCTTTTGCCTGGTACGTTTGGGTTTAGATGAGGCAACATTTACTTCCTTGACTTCACCACCAGTTGAATCACCTGAGATCGATATGATATCGGAAATATCATCATCCATGTCGACCAGTTGCTCAGTACTTTGTGAGATAGCTGATGTATTCATTGGTGGTGTTGGGGGCATCATAATACCCCCCATCAGACTCGAGATGTCAATACCAGGTCCCTGCATTTCATATTCCCCTGAACCACCGACAGGGGCGTCAGTCGCTGGACCACCTGTTTTACGAGTCGTGTTCTGAACAGCTGACATCATATTCTTTACGAGATCAGGGTTTTGTTTAATCACATCGTTCATATTTGGCATTATCGATTTGAACATACTATTGGTCAAATGGAACATCATCGCCGAACCACCTAACATCATTATCAACTTGACTTCTGGAGCGACGTTAATCTTTGATCGGTATTTCACATACAATTCTTCGAAGACGCCGTCATAATCATCTACATTCTCCATCACAGACTCAGACCACCCCTCAAGTTGAATCTCAAAGGGGTTGTACCGCTTATTGAGAAATTCCAGACCAGTCACACATGCTACAAGCATTCTCCTCGAAAACCGAACTGATTGTTCAACATCGATACTGTAAGTGATACGCTTTACTTCAGTACGTAGTTCGTCAACATTCGAATAAGCATTCAATCGTTTGTTTACAGCAAAACCCTTCTTCTCCAGGCGTCCCAATTTATTGATTAGATCCGCCTTTTCTTCGTCAATAGAAGAATACCCTTTTGAAGGTTTTTCCTCTTCTTCTTGACCTGGTCCAGATCCTGGATCATAGTCCTCGCCGTCATCAAAGAAATTACCATCTTCTTCACCATAATCAATTTCTTCGTCTGGGGCCGTAGCGTTTTGACTCGTCTGTTTATTAGGATTTACGAAAGCATCCATACTCTCTTGTCGTTCTGATGTTTGTGGTGGTGGGTTAAAAACATTTCGACTTGGTCGAGGAACACGCTGGGCTCTGGGAGCAGAAATTTGAATTTCATCCATGATGGCCTGTTCATCTTCATCCAATTTCATAACATTGGTATGTCCTCGATCGAGTACAATCTCTTCGTCCATCTACTCTTTATACAGAAACTAAAAAAATAATCTTTAACGCGGTTTAAAAAAATATTGGTTCATTATAAATGTTTACTCTGAACCGTGTCAACCGTAATGCTCTTATGATGATAGTTGGTCTTCTTCTATTTATTTCAGCACTCGGTGCTTTCAGGACAAGTACCTATCAATCTACGCCAATCACAACCAAAACCGTGAGTGAGCAATCCATTTTCGACTTACCAGTCGATTTGAAATGTACAGCTGGTTCCGGTAAGAATGGTAGCCCATACTCGAAGGGTTTAACTCCAGGAGGAGTGTGTGATGCACAAAAACTTGTCTCTGAGCAGGCTGGGTATGAGATCACAGATGGGATTGGTGGATCTTTAATCTAAGTTAATACTATATGGCATTAATTACATCCCCTACTCAATTGATTCCTGATCTTCAACATGAATATCACACTGTAACTATTGATACGATCGGACAAACAGCCTCAAATACGTTCACGTGTCATCTTCAAAATCCACTAAAAAATGTTGTTCAGGCTAAACTATTGGCTGCTAACATTAATACGACAGTTGCTACGAAACACTGTTACGTTTCCATAGAGGAACTTGATAGTATTTTCACAGAACGTGCTTCCAATGAACCAAATGGTCAAGCCGCTGTGAGTATCGTTCGTAATTCATTTGCGAGTATCCTAGGTGACGGTACAGCATCGTTCAATTTTAAAGATAATTATCCCCTCGTGACACAATATGTCAATCCGATTCGTAGCATTGATCGTTTCACTGTAAATATTAGAAACCAAAATGGTGTACCTATTACACCATCTAGTCCCGCGAAAAATAATTTTTTAGTTATTCGATTCGTGTGTAGAAAACCCAATTTGTAATTTTCTCTCGTTAAAGTAGTATACCATGTCTGCTGGTGTTGTTCAATTGATTGCCATCGGTGCTCAGGATGAATATATTGTGGGTAACCCCGAAATATCTTTCTTTAGTTCAACCTTCAAAAGACATGCTAATTTTTCACAGTCCATCGAAAAACAAAC